TAAGTGCGTCCTTCTTTGAAGCCATGTGTGAGAAGTTGTCCGTTTCGTCTGGACCCATCTCTGTTATTAACGTGTTATAGGCTGATTTGACTTCATCAAGTAGCTCAACCAAATAGCCATTAGCCATGAGCTCTCGGGCTTTCATTCCCTTTTCTGAAGCCTCGGTCAGGTCCTTAATCTTTTTCTCGTCCATCACTCACCCCTTCCACCTCGTAGTCTCCCATCCCATTCAAGCAGTCGATACTGCATACCGGGCCAATGAATATCCGCGAAGCGTCGCTGGGAAGTTGCTCATGGTTCTCAATCTTCTCCACTATCTTCTTCGCCTCGTTGGTGGGCTCGTAGTGTTTTACTAACCTCCACCTGTCACAAGCGGCGCACCTATAATTAAACTGGTGCTTGTCCGGTGCTGGGCTGACCTTGATTGCTTTCGACATTACTTCCTCCCTTCGGTCCATCAGGCGAATGTGGTTGTAGCATCTGACCGGCAACCTGTTTCGCTCGACCCTCAATGAGTTGAGGCATTTGAGCTATAATCTGTTCCAGCGGCGGTGTGCCTTGCTGGACCAGTTGTTCATACTGTTGTGTAATCATTTCAAGCTGTTGCGCCATCTGCTGCATTTGTTGCTGCATGTCCTGCACAACATTAAATTGTTTTTCGTCTAGTAAGAGGTCGTTGTAGGGGGTTCCTACCAGCTTGCCCTTCCTCTTTAAAGCTCTGATAAGGTGCTCGGGGCCCATTACACCCATCGCGATTCCAGCCTGAGTACCAAATCCTATAAGGGCGTCGAGGTGATGGGCTTGGTCTACTCTGTCCTGAGGACCGACACCAACGTCTATCTCTATCTCGTATTTACCACCTAAGTCTTCGGGATTAATGTTGATGTCTGTGCCAACCACTTGAAGAGCGTCGGTTGGGGGCCACTTCTGAATGATTGAAATAATGTCACGGAGGACAAGTTTAAGGGTCCGACCTAGACGTTTGGCTGTAAACTTCTGCCTAGCTTGGCCTGCTGTTTGTATGAGAGAGATTCCAGTAGCGGTCTTGTTAAGAGAGTTTGCGTCAATGCCTTGGTTGTATCGGGACACGCCCGACTTCTGCTCCACCTTTGCTTCCCTCTTTTCAATGGCGTCGAGAAGTGTACGACCCGGGGGTTTTGGCCTTATCTCTTTAAACCTGTCATACTGTCCAATCAGCACATCTCCGACCTGCCGGTCTGTCCAATCTGATGCAAGCATCACATCGTCGGTAATCATTGTCCCATAAGCAGACTCTGCACTCGCGTCTGTCATGAGTCTATGGAGATTCGTGAGCTCCTTCTGGTCGTCTTCTAAAACTAATGGAAGGGGCTTACCCTCAAGCCGGTGCGGCTGCCGGTAAACTGCGCCCACCCTAAAGCATGGTCGCTTATATGGGTTGTCTTGGATTTGCAGTACCTCTTTCTCGCAGATTGTTATGATGACCGGCTCAAGCAAGCCATCATTGTCGACGTCCAAACGTGCATATATTTCACGCACATAGACCTCGTTGGCTGCGAGAGTAAGCTTACTATTTGGGTCGGCAACGTCAGAGTCATATCCCTCTTCGTAGGACATGTTCTCGACGCTATACATTATGGTTTTCTCTTCGTTGGTTTCTTCGTAATAATTAACTCGTTGACCAAGTTTGTCCTCTACCTTGGCATGACTGCCGGGTTTGTATCGTCCCTGCTCTTCTCCAAGCTTAATGTCAGCGAGAGTCTTCTTAACTCTATGCTCAACATAAGGAGTCTTGCGATTGATAGCCTTGGTACCGGGCAGTGTATAAAATTCCCATGGGGGAATGACTTCAACCCGCGGGCCTGCGAATAAAATCTCGTTCTTGACGGCCTTGACATCCTCAACGCCTTCCCAGTAATATCCACCGGCCTTATCAAACTCCTGCACTTCGGTGTATTTACTTATTGTAATGTCGGTGTCAGCCTGAAGGGCGGCAAATTCATCTTTCTCCATTCGGGCCCGGGTGATTACCGTGGTGTCGTAGTCTTCGGCGTAGTAAACTTTGAAGACGCCGTTGTGATACAGAAGGCAGTCGGAAATGAAATCATCTATAATGTCCTCACCCTCTTGGGCTCGGAAGAGTATGTACCTTATATACTCTCGTAAATCCTCTGATCTCTTTCTCGGGTTGTCCTTCTCTACCGGGGTACCCTCTGGCGTCAACTCGCCCTCGGCAACATCTTCATCGGTTGCCATGATGTTGTCTTGGGGAGCACTTGATAGGGAGAAGAAGTCGGGGGATGTGAAAATCTCATTCAGACCGGGCTTCAGCCACTCTATGACGTCAAAGACTGTGGACGCCACCGTCTGGGACCAGCCTGTTCGCTCGTTCCCATAGGGGTCTTGCTGGTAATACTGAAAGCACTTAATCCTTTCCAGAGACTTCTCGCGCTGTAAGAACTCGGCCTTATCCATCATCGGGGTAAGTACGCGAATTATTTCTTCATCTGCTATTTTTATGTGGGCCATTGGATTTCCTGTTTTACTTCTTTTTCTTCGGGGGAACGTGTTTGTCAAATCCACCGCCGATTGCCTCAGCCATCCTCTTCTTTCTGGCTCTGATCTTGGCGGCTGCGTCTGCAAGCATCCCACTTCCCAAAGGTACCTTGTCTACTTTCTTGGGTGCCATGTTAATACTCCTAAGTAACTAATCGCTTTCTTTTAAATTGTTTTCTATTGTGGGGCATTTGGGCAGGTAGGTGAAAGGATAGTACAAGAGCATCGGCTAGGTTGGGTGACTTAACACCGCGCTTCTTCATGTCGTCCTTGCCCTCGACCTTGATCTTGCCACTCAGATTCGTCTTGTAGGTGGGGGTTGACAATTCAACCTGTAACTTGTTAGCATTCTCCATGTCTTTCTTTATCGCGCACTCTTTTTTGTCGAACCACTCTCGGGTTCTCCACCACAATTCATCTCTGAGTCTCGCAAATCTTTCTGAGCTTGCCGCCGACTCTGCGACATTGACAGCAACAGTCGGTACGCCCCATTCACGGAGTAGATGTGCGACTCCTGCGCCCCAGCCAATAGCGTCGACTGCAACGATTCCAAAGAGTCCTTCATTATATCTGTCTTTGACATAAGCTGCTATCCTGACGGTGTCGTCCATGCGCCACTCTTCGGCGTGGACTATCGTTGTTCCCTTCCGCACGACCAGTGCTGAGGGGTCACCCCCTAACGACATGCCAACATCAAGACCTGCTACACTAGGCATATCACGGTAAGAAATATTTCTTCCCATAGCGGATTCAATTAACTGCAAAGGTATAAGAATATCATCTGATGAAATGTCAAACGAACAATAATACTCTTGTTGAATGAGGGCTTCCGACATTCCCTCGTTTCGCTCTTGCTCTATGTCGGCCTCACTTATAACCCTATCTCCATTTTCATCCCTCGTCTTCGTAACGTCCAGCTTTTCACAGAACCACAAGGGGTCTGACATCGCTGTACGGTACATCTCAAAGAAGTGGTTCCTGCCTCTGGGAGTTGATTGGAATAAAACCCATCCATCATTCTCACGCACGATTGGTCGAATGAAATCCCAAGCCTCTGTCTTCTGTAGTGCGTACTCAGAATAGACAAGACCCACAGGGTTGGTACCAACAATGGCATCTATATTATCTGAGCCGATGACCTGAATGACTGAACCGGTCTTCAGCTTCAACTTCATTTCCGTGGTATTCTTGGATGAAATCGTCTCCGGCGGACAGTGAGCCAGAAATGGAAAGCCGGACTTGTCAATACCATCAAAGATGATTTTCCTAGCTTGGGTGAGAAGCGGTAGTATGTAAAAATAAACCCCAACACGTTCAAACGCTTTCTTAATGAGTATGTTCCAACAGGTCTTGTCCTTTCCAGCACGGCGATGGACGACCCAAACCCCACGTTTACATCCACCGTCAAATGCGGACATGATGGGAAGCTGGTATATTCTAGGCGTAAAGCCATGGGGTATCTGTATGCTCTGTTTAGACATTTAGTTTGTTGCCAACGACTTCACCGGCGGCCCTAATAATCTCTCGGTTAGACCAATCCAGCGGGTTGATCTCGGCGTCCTTTCCTTCTCTCAGTGTCTTTAGGCTGATGTCTGAAAAAGCGTAAAGATCAGCGTTCTCTCTGTCAATGGATATTTTGCCAGCCGCTTCTTCTGTCTCGGGCTCGCGCATTCCTTGCAAAGCGTTTAGCTCATTGAGTATGTCTAGGTTGGGAGTTTTTACTTCTTCATCAGAGCAACAGCCGCACTCGTTATCGCAGGTGTGAGTCTCTGGTGTCGGGCATTGACAGTTGTCGCATTTCTTATCGCATACGCCCATGGCTACTCCAATTCTTCGACGGTGAAACCTTCTAGGTATGCTGGCGTAGCAGTTTCCTCGACCTCTGTGACGAAAAAGTCTCGTCCGTTGGCCTCAAAGAACTCGTCTACGCTTAGCATTTTGTCTTCTTCCATATTCTTATATTACCACAAAATGATTGAGATGTCAAGTTGATAGGTCGTTTAGGCATGGCCCGGGCAATTACAGGGCTTGGATTCTCCACAGTATGGGCAATTCATCTTAGTCTCCTGTGCCTTTCATATTCTTTACCTCAAGTTTGGGTTAGGCGCGAGGGGCGTTAGCCCCTCAAGCCTATGACGCGCTCAGGAGGGGGGGCCTGTTTGCGTCGCCGTGGCGGGAGGTCCACGGTGCGGGGGTTAAATAAAACCTGTTGACTTATCTTCTATAAGGTCCATGATGGTAGCGGTGTGCATGAAGTCAGAAGCGTCAGTCGGAGCTCTGTCGTCTATGAACCACGAACACTCTGTAATGGGTTTAGACGAGGTGAGCCGCACCCTGATCTCCTTACACTTAGCCATCAGGATTATACTCTCGGCGGCAGCACACTGGAAATGCTCACAGTGGTTACACAGTCCGTACTTGTGCCTGTGGTTGTCTGCAATTTTATGAGATGGTTGGTCATACAATGAGTGACATTTAATCTTGGCAAGGCCCATTAACACCTCACCTTTAAGTTTGTTTCTGTCGTCCTCGTCGATGTTCCTAAACTCCCGCGAGCTCACTTTGGTTCGCATAATTACCCCCTTAGGTAAGGGGCCCGAAGGCCCCATTCTGGTTTCTAGTATTTAGAACGGTATGTCGTCATCGGGCTCGGGCACATTGACATCTTCTGCCGGTTTGCCTGACCCAGCCTTCCCACCAAGCATCTGCATTGAGAACGCAACTACTTCCGTGGTCCACTTCTTGGTACCGTCCTTGGCTTCCCACTCTCGGGTTTGAAGCTTGCCCTCAAAGTAGGCCTGACGTCCCTTGGCAAGGTACTCGCCGCAGATTTCAGCCAACCGACCCCATGCTATAACACGGTGCCACTCGGTCTTCTCCTGCTTCTTGCCTTCTTTGTCGGTCCACTTCTCAGTGGTTGCAACCCTCATGGCTGCCTTGGCTGTGCCTGACTGAGTGTAACTCATGTCGACGTCAGCCCCGAGATTCCCCACTAGTATCACTTTGTTGACCATTTTTCTTCCTCCCTGTTTCTCTGGCTTTCTTCGGTGCATGCTGCGGACAACCCGCAGTAGACATGAAGGAGCCGTTGGTTAAAAGCTTGCACCCATTGGGGCACTTTGTCCATCTCTTGAACGATCTCACTTTTTCTCCTTTCTCAGTGGTTTCAACATGCCACAATCTGTTAAGACCTGTAGCAACCCCTCTGCCAATGAATCTATGATTTTCTCTTCATCACCCTCTTCGCCTATCCTGCCTTTAAGGTAAACATTGTCGACGGCGTGGAGGATTTCGTGAATGAAGGTCTTCATTATATCTGGACCTTTTCTCGTGTTCCCGCACCAATCGACTTCTGCTATCATGATGCGTCTGATGTTTCCGTCGTGGAGTCCCAAGTAGCCATCAACCTCTTGGAATCTATGGGGATACGTTACTTCATATTCATGCGCCCCCACCTTTATTGTCTTGGGCAGTTTCATTTTGGTCATTTAATACTCCAAGTATTCCATATCCAGCTATGTCGCTGAAGGGAGACTCGCCAAATGCGTCCTTTCTTGTGGCGATTCTGAAAAGTTTATCCAGTATTCGGACGATTGCCAGCATGTCACCGTACTGAGATGGGCCTACGCCATTGGGGTACAGTGCCTT